AGGCTTAGTTCCCCAGGTAGACCGCCCTGCTCATTAAGTGTGCGCATTCTGGCTTCTTCCCTGATCATTACTACGTGTTCAGGATTAACAAAAACCTCCTGTAGTGTATAATCTTGTGGGGTTGTAAGGCTGGCATTTTGCCTTACTTCTGTTAGTTTAACTAATGCCATTGTTGTCTCCCATTGGGTATACATCTCTTTTCTTAACATTCCAGTCGCCATTGGCATATACACGATAAATATATTGGCTTCTCTCGCTTAAATAGACACCCGCGATTGGCTTTTCTGATATTCGCATTCGCATTCCTTTCGGTGTTTCAACCCACAGTTCAGTCCCTTGTGGGATGTGGACCAAGTCTCCTTCTTGCATTATTTACCCTCCGTTTGTATGATACCAAAGTTGGTGGTCAGAAGAGTTCCGGCACAACTGGCGGCATTTTGAAGTGCCGTCTTGGTTACCTTAACGGGGTCAATGATACCGTTCTGGATCATGTTTGACATCTGACTGGTTTTGAAATTCCAACCTTGCTCTTTATCAGAATTAAGTATCTCGTTAATAATAATATCAGCAGATTCTCCCGAATTAAATGCCATTTGTTTAATAGGTGCCAGACACGCTTTTCGAACAACGTCGATGCCAGCATATTGGTCGCCCATATTTTGAGAGTTGTTCACTGTACCGTCACGATCTATAATAGTGATCTTCTGACTGGCTCTGAGAAGCCCAGTACCTCCGCCGGGAATGACACCCTCTTCTTGTGCTGAGCGTACGGCTTCTAGCGCGTCCTCAATGCGGTGTTTCCGCTCCGTCATCTCTACTTCAGTAGTACCGCCAACCTTGATGACAGCAACACCAGAAGCCAATCTAGCGACTCTTTGTTGGATTGTATCTGCCAATGCGATGTCATCTGTGTCTACTATCTCATTTTTCAGGGATTCAATCTTGCTATCAATCTGTTCGTGGTCTGCCGAGCCGCCGACGATGGTTGTCGTATATTTATTGCTTTCTATAAACTTAGCAGAACCCAAGTGTTTGAGTTCCACATCCTTCAGTTTAACTCCGGAAGTTCTTGATATGAACGTCGCCCCAACTGAGAGTGCTAAGTCCTCTAGCATGTTTCGCCTTTCGTCTCCATAGCAAGGCGCTTTGATGCCTGCCACCTTCAGGGTGCCACGCATGGCGTTCATGATCAACGCAGCAAGAGCTTGACCTTCTAGATCTTCTGCAACAATAACCAATGGTCGCGACTCTCTTGCAATCATTTCAAGAATTGGCAAGATGGAATCGACCGCATCAACTTTGTGGTCTGTAACCAGAATCAAAGGCTCATCGTGAAACATCATAGAGCGCCTTTCATCTGTTATGAAAGCGCCGGCACAATAGCCCGCATTAAACTTAAACCCTTCTTCGATATCTATACTAGTATCAACTGAACGTGACTCTTCAATGGTAATTGAACCGTCTTGCCCAACACGATCAACAGCCATAGAAATTAGGCGCCCAATTGATGGATCGTTGTTAGCTGAAATCGTGGCGATGTGTGTTATATCCTCCAAGCTGGTGACCGGTTTAGACATATCGTTAAGGTTCTCGACAATAATCTTCACACAGCGATTGATGCCTCTCTGTATCTCAACCGGTGAAGCGCCGGAGGCAATGTGTTTCTGCGCCTCTAGTATGATGGCGCGCGCCAATACGGTGGCAGTTGTTGTACCGTCACCGGCAATGTTGTTTGTTTCTACTGCAGCCTGCTTTATAATTTGTGCTGCAGCATTTTCGAATGGATCTTCAAGCGCGACAAAGTGTGCCACTGTGACACCATCCTTCGTAATAAAGGGAACACCACCTTTTTCTTGCAGAAGGACATTCCTGCCTTTCGGACCTAACGTTGATCCAACATTGTCTGCCAATGCGTTAACACCATTTAGGATTTTCTTTTGTAAAGACTCGTTACTGTCAAATTCTCGACTCATTAATACCTCAGAGTTATGTTAACATTATATCCTCTTTTGATATAAATGTCAAATATTATTCGTTAACATCTGCAATTTTTCTTGTGTCGGTCCCAACATTGTCTGCCGCTACTGCTGCGTCTTTCGCCTCATCTGGCTGGCTAAGTCCGTTTGCGAAGAAGGCATTAAGCTTGGCAGACATCTCTGCAACTTGATCAAAGATGCCAAACACCTCGTCCATCAATTCGCCGCGCGCGGATTCAAGCACGCTAATTACATAGCGCGCCCCAATCTGCAGTTTTGCAAACGGAGTGCCACCGCCGAGCTTAATTGTGGCACCTCTCGATAACACCCAATGACCTCTCGTTAAATAACCCTTGGTGTTCTTAATTGCCAGGGCTTTAAGCTCTGGTGTTAGAGAATTGTACCACTCTACTACTGGTGCACCGGTAACCCATTCGCCAGACTTGTCGAGGAATTGCCCTCTCGCATCCCGAGTTCTTATGACCTCTTTTTTAAATTGCCCGAAAAGACGCAAGAATACGTCTCGTATAACGGCAGCTTTCTTTGAGTCAGCGTGTTTGTGATCGTTGGCTCTGACCTCTGGATTAAGAACAGAGAGGATCCCTGTCTTAAGAGCACCTGCGGGGGTCGATAGTGCGTTTGCGTTCTGGGTTGATTCAATCGATTGGATGTACAACCTTAAAACTGCATCTACAATTTGTTTAAGCTGTTGCTCTTCTGTCACAATTGCCCTGAGAGAGGACAAGTCAGTATTAGAGAGGTAATCGGACCACAGACTAGAGATCTCTGCGGAGTCGCTAGTGTCACTACGAGCAGGAATTTCGTCTGCCCAATTGAGGGCATCCGATGCTTCACCGGTTCTCATATATTCAGTCACAGCTGCCATAAAAGTGCTGTTCGACAGGATGGCTTTACGGCCTGCATCTGTTACCGACAGTAGTTCAAATAGGTTTTTCCGAGTAATGTCGAACTGATAAAAATCGATGTGTCCTTCCTGTTCGATACCATCCCCATTCAAGGTCTTGGTACATGCGATATATCTCATAGCACCACCTTCGAATTCGGGATTTGAACCTACCCATCCAGCCCACTCACCATTTGGCTCAAGCATATCGTTGCATAAATCAAAGAAGCTACCTCCAACCTCAAGACCCTTATCGGTATATAGTTTAAGGCTGATTGGAACCCTCTCGCCATCTACATTGGCTGTGATATCTGCAATTGTCTTCGCGCCTGATGCCGGGATTTGTTTACCATCCATAAGTGCGGCTAAGAATGCCTCAAAGTTGAAACCTGCTGCAGAAGCGTTAAAGTTTGTGATTGCCATCGTTAGTGTTTTATAAAAAACCAAATATGCCATGGCTTGTTGGATAAATTCTTTCGGGTTCTCCTTTGAAAGCGAGCCAATTCCTTTATCCATAATATTGGAGACATCATTAAGCTTATCTGCAAAGCCAGTACCAGGGATCTTGCTCAGATATTGCTCAAGTCCGCGACGTTGCGATGGAGGGGCATTGGGATCATCTGTGTCCACATCATCATCTGCATTCGCCCAGCCCAATTCTGAAATTGGAATCATTGGAATCTCTGAGATGTTGTACGTTCTAACCTTGGGTGCCGGTGCACTCTCTTCGGTGATTACAGGTATAGAGAGGGACATGATATCCTCGATCATCTCTGTTAGCATTTGTAATTGAGTGGGCTTTGCGTCCGACTCTCTAACATCTATAAATTTTTCTCGTAAATATTTATTCATCTCTTTTCCTTTAAATAATTATGTCAGCGATTCCTAATTCGACTGCTTCTTCTGCTGTTAGATAGACGTTTACTTTTCGTTCAAGTAGGTCCTTTAGATCTGATTTGCTCATGTTGGTTTCAGTTATTAACGCACCACTATACATTTTTTGGATCTGCTCAATTGCTTCCATCTCATTCATAAGATTGTGAAGGGGTCCATGGTTGCCACCAATAACTGAATGGATCATCACTCTGCAGTTTTTACCAATCTTTCTGTGTCCTTTGGTGCCAGCCGCTAAGAGCAAAACACCTGCCGACATCACCTTACCCATGCCAATGGTGTGAATTTCAGTTGTTAGCTTTATCTGGCGCATAATATCATAAAGGGCGAACATGTCGTCTGCCGAACCACCATAGGTAGAAATATAAAATTCTATCGGCTTTTGATTCTTGCCAGTGGGATCAAGCCTATTAAGCTCTTGTAGGTATAGCATAGCGTGTGCCAACTCAGCGATCTTATCATCCGCCACATCGGTAAAAAGCCCGATTGTTCTCATGTCTGGCTCTGCTTGCTGTGCGGCCATTATTTCCATGACCTCTTGCATCGTTTCCTCATCAATTTTCAGGACTTTGTCTTTTTTCTCGCCCTTCGCAGTAGAAGTTGCCTCGTTAAGAAGGTCTTTGATCTTGTTCAACATTTTATTTATTCCAAAATTTAAAAACGGCATCCTTGTTTTCTTTGAGATATGCCATTGAGGATTGCCAGTTGTCAAACTTCAATGCTTCTCTATAGAATCTAGGATGAACCTGTAATAAGTATGCTATAGAATTGTCTTTTAGTATTTTAATTTCACTATCTACTCTATTTTCAAGGCTAATCAGAGAATTCTTGTCGGCATCCGAATCGATGTATTCTTTTCTTGCAGTTTCTTTTGCATTCACGAGAACTTCAATGGCTTTTATGACACACGAAAGATAGACCATGTGAGAAAGTTTGATAAGGGAGAGGCTTAATCTATTTGCTCTTAAGAAATAAAACGTTCTACAGGTGGTATAACCAAAAACAAATACTAAAATATGTAGCAACCAATCTTCCACTATAACCCCAAAAAAATAACCACCAACAGTGTGGTGGTTATAATAACACAAGTGTTTTAATTTGTCAACCTACTTGGTTAACCTTTTCATGATTCTTTCAGCGAGTTGGTCGACCATGGCATCCTTGCTCTTAGCCTTGCTCAATCGAGCAGCTACGCGCTTGGCAACTTCGTTAATGACGTCTTCTTCCATCATAGGCTCCTCTTCAGGACCCATTTCCATTTCGTCACCCATCTCGGCACCCATGTCGCCCATTTCAGCTTCTTCGTCTCCCAAATCAGCATCCATGTCGTCTTCTTCGTCGTCCATCTCAGTCGAGACCGGCTCACCAAGAACATCCTCAAGCGCTGTTTCAAGAGCAGACATGAAGTCTTCAACATCAACGGTGCCACCGCCGGCGTCCATGCCCATCTCATCATCGCCCATGTCCATGTCCATGTCTTCGCCGTCTTCGGCGCCCATTTCCATATCCATTTCATCGCCACCCATGTCATCTCCAGGGGCCATTTCGACATCCATTTCCATTTCTTCTTCTTCCTGCATTTCTACAGGCTCTTCTTCTTCATCGCGACCACCGGGCATGCCGTAGCCACCCATCTCTTGAATTCTAGCGTCTCCGATAGAGCCAAGGTTAGCAAGTTTAAGAAACTGTCTTACTTCAGCTTCAGTTAATAAAGTTTTACGGGACATTTAAAATTCTCCTTATTGAATAAAATTCCTAGTGTAAATAGTATGTATTTTTTGATTATGCTAGTTTAAAAACGAATTTAAGCTAGAGTTCTTAATTTTTTTAAGGGCTACGGACTCAATTTGTTTTACTCTTGCAAAAGATATACCAAGTCTATCGCCTATTTCTCTCAATGTCATTGCACCGTTTTCATAAACGGCAATCAACGTACAGTTGTATTCTTCTTTAAAATCAATGTAGTGACGGCAATCGTTTGCAGCGCAATTCTTTTTATTTTTTAAACATTTTCTGCTACATGGCAGTAAACCATCTTTTATCATAAATCTGGAAACTCCATCGAGATGACATCAAACAAATCATCAATTTGGTCTTCGTTTAATCCGAGGTCATTTGTCATCTTTTCACCTTTAAATTTTAATTTTTCGATCTTTTTCTTCTTGTTTTGAGAGAATCCACTGTGTTCAAATACAAATTCTCTTATCCTGTCATCGCCATCTAGATAGCCGGTAATGACACTCCTAAAAAACTTAGCTTGCGTTAGTCCATCGCCTTTTAGTTTCAAAATTAACTTAGCATGCCTATGGTCAGACTCTGTGAATACAATTCTTTTATTGTTCTTTCCGTATGAGTCGCTCGTTTCCGGCTCTATCACCATTTCCTCCCAACAATATGAGTTTTACTTTCTCCGATTCCAGCCGACGTTTGAATTACGAAGTCAGCTTTTGCTTGAAATTCGGAAATACTTCGGGCGCCACTGTAGGACAACCCTGAACGAATTCCCTTCTCAAGATCGAACAAGATACTCTTGACTGGTCCGCGGTATGGGACGCGAGCAGAGACGCCTTCGAAAGAAGAGTATTTGCCTCGCCAATTAACCTGTGCTTCTTTGGAAGCCATACCTCGATACGTTTTCCATCTGGTGCCATCTGATTCTTCAAAAACCTTACCGGGTGCTTCGTCTGTTCCAGACAGAAGTGAACCACACATGACGGCATCTGCGCCGGCGCCCAAAGCTTTAACAATGTCTCCGGAATTTCTAATGCCTCCGTCTGCAATAATGGCAACCTGCCTATCTGTCTTAGCGCAGTCAATAATCGTTTGCAATCCTGGCATGCCGTGACCGGTCTGCACTCTCGTTGAGCATATAGAGCCGCCTCCAATGTTGCATCGAACGCTGTCTGCTCCCCAGTCGGCTAGTGCATTGATGCCCTCAAGGGTTGCAACGTTCCCAGCCATGATATGCAAATTTTCACCAAACAGATTCCTAAGTGCTACAATAGCTTCTTGTACCAATATGTGGTGCCCGTGGGCAACGTCAACACACAAGAAGGTGGCGCCTGCATCAATGCAAGCTTTGGCTCTTTTCAAAAAGTCTCCACTAACACCAATTGCAGCACCAACATTTATCTCATTTTTATATTTTTCTTTACCTATATCTTTAGCCATGTTAACATTTCTGGCTTGCATCTCAATGGTGTTGTATCGATGAATTACGGCGGTACCACCAAGATAGCCGATCTCTATAGCCATCGCTGCTTCAGAAATCGTGTCCATTGGGGATGCAATAACGGGCAGACGTAGTTTAAGCCCTTTACCGAGATCGGTTTCAATCGAAATCTCGCTCCTGCTCC